GAGGGTCTGCGCAGCCGCGACCCGAAAGACCAGACCGACCAGCGCACGTACGTCGACGTGATGCCGCCCATGCGCTGGGCGATGGAGGCAGTAGGCGAAGCGGTTCGACTCGAAGCGATGGCGCAGGGCGAGCTTGAGGCGCAGGTTCCGGGCAGCCAGGCGGCGGCGCAGCGGCTGATCGCGGCGTCGGGCGGCGACCTGACCAGGGGCCAGCTACCACCCGACATGGGCGAACAGGCCAGCCAGTTCGCGCTGCACCGTGTGGGACCGGGCCTGTCGGCGGCGGGTGCGATACTGGAGATGGCGCGCGGCCACCAACTCAACTGGACGGGCAAGCCGCTCGACAAGCCGGTAGCCGACGTGAACAGCACGCTGCTGACGCAGTGGTCGAACATGTTCGCGCCGATGGCTCCGGCGTTCTCTTCGGCCATCCTGGGCAACGTCAACGCGGCCCACCCCGAGCGCTCGCGCGGCGTGGACGCGCTGATCGAGGCGCTGGGCATCACGCGCATCGGCGCGCAGAAGGAACTCGGTACCAACCTGCAGGCGGCGGCCGATCTGGAGCAGCACCTGGGCTACAGCCCGGAGCAGCAGGCCAACGCCGAGGACGACCACACGCGCCTGGTCCAGCGCAACGACGAGAAGCGCAAGGAGGCGTACGCGCACCTGGCCGACCCCAGCCTGCACGTCACGCACGCCGAGCACGACAACGCGATGCACGACCTGAGCATGGAGCGGCGCGCGTTCTCGCGGCGTGAGGACATCCTGACCCAGTACACCAAGAACGCGCCCAAGGAACTGCAGCCGGGCATACAGGACTTCCTGCAGCACGTGTGGACGGTCCAGGGCAGCCACGCGCCGGCCGACGTCGACAACGACGTGGACGTCAAGCAACTGGTCAACGACTACTGGAACCCGCACGCCGATCCGAGGGACGAGAAGGGCTTCCGCCAGGCGCAGCGCAACGCGCTGTACAACGTCGCGTGGCAGACTGGCCAGGATCCCGACGCGCTCGAAGACTGGGTCAAGTGGAACGCTCAGCATCAGGATCTGTCGGGCAACTCGCCGCCCATCCCCGCCCTGCCGGGCGTGACCAGCGGCGAGCTTGGGCGCGTCGCCAGCGGTTTCCTCGACGCGGCCCAGCTACACGACGCCAGGGGCAACATCGTGCCCGGCCAGTTGATCCCGGACATCGACGAGCGCGCCGACGAGCAGCGCAACTACCTGAAGGAGCAGGCGCGCGCGCTGGGCGTCAAGCCGGAAGACCTGCTGCTGCGGATCAACCTGCGTCTGTCCTCGCCCGCTCAGGTCAGCCCCGTCGAGCGCAGCTACAACCAGGCGGTGCAGACGTTCTTCGAGAGCAAGGACGACGACCTGCGTCCGAAGTACGTCAACCCGGACGGCTCGCGCATGGGCACGCGCGCCGACTGGGCAGTGTGGGACAAGCAGATCGCGGCCAAGGGCAGCCGCGCGCGCACCGACCCGGAGACGAAAGCCAAGTTCGCGGCCCAGGAACTGGGCAAGCAGGCGCGCCTGCAGTATCTGCTCGATTCCCCGTACTTCCGCGACTACGACCGCTGGTTCGGCCACGGGCGGAGCATGAGCGAGCGCGAGTGGAACGACTACACCTCAGGCCGACTGGTCGGCTACACCGACCTGAACCGGCTGAGCAAGGACAACCCGCCGCCCGACGAGACGCTCAACCGCGACCGGATTCAGGACATGTACCGGGCGGCCAGTCCGCAGCAGCGCCGCAACCAGAAGGTGTACGTGTGGCAGAACGGACAGGAGAAGCAACTGACGCTCACGGGCGCGTATCATTTCGCGCATCGTCAGCAGATCGGCACGCCAGGCCGCTCGCTGGCCGACCTGGCCGCGTACGACGAACTTGACCCCGAGAACAAGCGGCCCGCAGCGAGTACAGTAGGGAGCGAAGAAAATGGCCCGTAAGACGAGCATCAACAAATTCGCCGCTCCGGCCCAGCAATATGTCGGCAAGATGGGCGTGCAGGAGGGTGTGGTGCAACTCCAGCAGTGGCACCGGCCGTACCTCAAGAACCAGCACGAGTCGTACAACGGGCAGGGTGTGGATCTGCGCCCCGAGCGCAAGCCCAAGAGCCCGAGTGTGCCGGCTGAGGTCAAGCGGCACGATGCCGACCGCAACAAGGGAGGTGGCTGATGGTCTTCCGCAAGAAGCGCGGCGGGCGTAAGAACTAGGAGAGGAGTCTCATGGCGAGCATCCAGAGCAAGCACCAGAAGGTTGCCGGTCAGAGCACCGGTACGAACGCCGACTTTAAGAAGGACGGCTACGCCGCTGGCCCGGTGCCCAAGAGCATGATCGGCACCAAGGTCGGCCTGACCAACCACGTGGCCTACACCGGGCCGGACGTGGCCAAGGGAACGCACAACGGATAAGCAATGACCACCACCGATCTCGACTCGGCTGCAGACGCCTCAGAAGACCTCCCTCCGTCGCCACCATCCGACGCAGGGGAGGAGGCGGACCAGGCGCAGGACGAGAGCGAGCGCGAGCGAGAACTGCAACGACGGCTGACTCAGCAGGGCCGTGAGGCTGCGGACGCCCGGCGCGTAGCCGCATACGCCCAGCAGCAATCACAGGCTCTGCAGGGCACCGTCACCGAGTTGCAGGCACAGGTCCGCCTTCTGACCGAATCCATGTCCGAGGCGCAGCGCGCCGATCAGGTACGCCGCCAGCAGGAACTGGATCGCTATCTCGAATCCCTTCCACCGGAACAACGCCTGGACCGCAAGATCGAGATCCTGGGCGAGCAGATCAAGCAACTGCGGACTGCCGCGACGCCGTCACGACCAGCGCAGCAGCAACCCGCCCCCCAGCAGCAGCGACCCGCGTCCGAACAGGAGTCGCTGGAGTACATGCGTCGGCGCGCCGTCGAGATCGTCGGTGAGGCCGAGCGCGAGTTTGGCGTCAAGGTGGATATCTCTCAGTTCGACGACAGCGCCTGGGAGACGGAGGAGAGCTTCTATCGCGCGGTCATGCGCAATGCCGCGCGCGACAGTCAGAACGGAGGAACCGAGGTGCCCCGCAAACCCCCCGCCAACGAAACCCCTCAGCAAATGCAGACCCGTATTCGCCGCGAGGTCGAGCAGGAGTTGGGCGTGTCATCCCCCAACGGCCCGCGAGCCACCACGAAGAAGACGACCAAGCCCACCGAGGGCGACGTCCGGGACTTCGTCAATGGCTACCAGTCGGCTAAAGGTCCGAAGGCGTCGGTCGCCAAGCTGAAGGAGATGCGCGAGCGCATGGGTTGACGCAAGGCAGCACGGGTACGCAGGCAATCGGCGCTCAGGTGAAGCCTCTTTACGGCGCTGCGCCCAAGAAGCGACGGATCAAACCGAAGCTCACGACGCAGAAAAAGACTTCATCTAGGAGACGCTAATCATGCCGCAGGGCACTACCGGTACGGTCGCACTGGCCCCCGAGGTCAAGGCGATGTACGACGCCGACTTCTACCTCCAGGGGCAGTCGATGGTCTACTGGGATCAGTTCGCTGATCTTAAGGGGCCGGTCATGAACGGGCAGCGCGGCATCAGCCAGAACTTCCCGATCATCGAGAACATGCCGCCCAACTTCACCGTGCTCGACGAGTTGATCGACGTCGCGCCCAACCAGATGCGCGGCTCCGAGGTCGTCGTCACGCTCAGCGAGTTCGGCGGCGCAATCGAGGTGACCAAGTTCCTCGTCGCCACCGCGTACGCCGACGTGTACAAGCAGGCCGCGTACGTGAACGGCTACAACCTGGCCGAGTCAATCGACTACATCGCCCGGGCGGTGTTCGGGCAGGGCAGCCGCGTGTGGTTCCAGAACAACCGCGCCGCGCGCTCCGCGTTCGCCGGACAGACCACGTCAGCCGACGTGATGAACATCCGCTTCCTTGAGTTACTGGCCATGGTCGCGCGCTCGATCAAGATGCCGCTGTACGAGGACGGAGCCATCGCGTCCGAGATCCACCCGTTCGTGCTGTACGACCTGATGCAGGACCAGACCAACGGCGGCCTGCGCACGATGTCCCAGTACAGCCACCC